TTTGCAAGAGATGATGAGCAACACTTTATTGCATGGGTATCCGAAGAACAAAGTCAGTCTATTGACCACTTAAAGTATTTACGCAATCATTTTGAAATGAATAAACGTCTTCGATACTACTTTGGTAATTTAGATGGAGGTGCAGCAGGAAAGCGTTGGACAGAAAAAGATATTGTTACACCTAAAGGGGACAGGTTAATAGCAAAAGGTACTTCACAGAGACTTAGAGGTCGTGCAGAAGTAGATGTTCGTTATACTGGCATCATCTTAGATGACTTTGAATCAGAGTTAAATACCAAAACGCCAGAGCGTAGAGCGGATATTAAGAAATGGATCGTATCCACAGTATATCCAGCACTAGAAGAAACTCCGGGAAGAGAAGGATGGATATGGTTAGCGGGAACGATAGTTCATTTTGATAGCTTTTTGCAGGCAGTAGTAGACGGAAACAAAAAAGCTCAAGACGAAGGTAGAGAATATCCTTGGTCGGTGACATTTAAGCGAGCAATAGAAGATGGTAAGTCTATTTGGAAAGAACAATTTTCTCTTAAAAAACTAGCAGCAAAGAAAAGAGAGTTTATTGAAGCTGGTCTTGTTAATAAGTTCGCACAGGAATACATGAATGATGCGAGAGATGTTTCGAATGCAGCGTTTAAGATAGATCGAATACAATATTTCAGTGGTAAAGTAGAATGTAGAAACAAATTCAATTACCTTATAGACGGTGAGGATGCTATACCAGTAAACATTTACTTGGGGGTAGATTTAGCAGCAACAGCATCGGAAACATCTGACTTTCAAGTTATACTTGTAATGGCGATCGATTCTAATAAAAATAGATATGTCCTAGAATACTTTAGAGAAAGAATACCAACCTTTGACGTTCCAAAAGAAATTATAAGATTAGCAAATAAATATACTCCAGTAAGGAGAGTAACAATAGAAACCGTAGCGGCACAGGAAATGGTTAGAGATATGGTAACAAGAATGTCTGCTACTGAAAAAAGACTGATGCCCGGAATCTTTAAGGGGGTTAAACCACCCGCTAGGATTAAAAAACAAGATAGGCTTGAAACAAGCTTAGGTGTTATTGTCAATTCTAAGAAATTATACATAAGAAGAGAAATGACAGAATTGGTAGATGAGTTCTTTGAGCACCCAAAACCTAGAAATGACGATGTGATGGATGCGTTATACTATGCAGACTACTTTGCTAAAGCTCCTAAAAGTACAAGAACTAAACGAGAATCATTACTAAATGAAGAATCTAGTCCAGTAAGACGTATGAAGAAAAAAGCATATAACTGGATGACTGGATCTAGGGCATAAAAAATATTATTTGTCTTTTGTTTATGTATGACTTATATTTAAATTCAAATCCACATGCCACGATATTCTAAAAGATCAAAAGAGAGATTAGCATCCTGTGATGAGCGTTTACAGGAAGTGTTTAATGAAGTAATAAAACATGTAGATTGTTCTGTCCTTGAGGGACATAGGAGCAAAGAAAGGCAAAATAGATTATATGACGAAGGTCGTACAAAAGTTAAGTATCCTAACGGTAGGCACAATATTAGTCCTTCTAAAGCCGTTGACGTTACCCCTTATCCTGTGGATTGGGAGGACAGGGAAAGGCAAACACTATTCGCTGGTTTTGTTATCGGCATTGCTCGTGGGATGGGTTACCGTCTGAGATGGGGCGGAGACTGGGATATGGATTTTAAGGTAATGGACAACCGTTTCGACGATTTTCCCCATTTTGAGATAAGAGATAAGTAATGCCAAATACAACAGATACAGTAAAAGCAATTTTAACTCCCGGTGAATTTGTGATTCGCAAAGAAGCTGTGGACATGATAGGAGTTCCCACATTGGAAAAATTAAACGATATGCCAGAAGCAGGCGGTCATTCTGAAATAGATAGACTGATAGCACAGGCTACACTAAAGAATATGACTGGTATGTATGGTGGCGGTATGGTCAATGCAAAGCAGTACGGTACTGGAGGTATGGTTAACCAATATCAAAATGGTGGGCAGGCTATGTCTAACTTAAAACCAGTTCCTGATAATAACCCCGGACTTGGTAAACTCCCTGAAGATGTTAGAAATAAAATGGGTTACATGCAAGAGGGTGGACAAGCATTTCCTGAAATGGATATTAGAAGACAAGAATCTAACATTGGAGTTAATCCATATAGAAGTTATAAATACTTAAGGGGTGTACCATCTGTTGATGATCCTCTTTATAGCAAAAGAAGAGAGTTTATAGATTCTAATATTGCAAATCAAAGTGCATTTAGAGATATTATTCCTGCTAAAGAGTTATTAAGTTATAAAAAATTTATACAAGCTGGTGAAGGTAATATGAGAGATGAATTACTTTTAAATAAATTAAAAGATGCTCTTAATGACTATTATAGAATAGGTGATAAGGGAAGAGTAGATCTAGCTAATTTAAATGAATTAGCTAGAAAAGGATATAATATAAGTTCTGAGGAAAAAAATAAATCATTAATGGATTTATTAAAAGCTTCAGACAGGGTAGAAGATGTATCCTTTAAAGCTTTAGATGAAGTTATTTTACCTAAAGACGATGCTATGATGAAGTATTATCAAGATGGTGGTGCAGTTCAAGACTCTGCTATGATGCAGCAAGAGCAACCTAATCCTTTTGTACCATTCGACCAAAGACCTAACCAAGCACCAGCAACTGGTAATTGGGGTCAGTCTGGTGATTACATGAGATCATTAAGAGGCGAGCTAGAAATGGAAAATGAAGAGTTAACTAAGGATAAGATGCAAAACTTTTTAGAAAGATTGAGATTAGATTCTTTATCGGAAAAAATAGAAAGAAGTCCTCAAGACTCTATGTATTATAGAAATACACCACAGCAAGACTATTTTATGAATAAATACAGAGAAGAAATGATAAACCCTAATTACTTTCCAGAAGGTAATTAATGGATCAAGATCCTCGAGCATTACAAAACGAAGAGTTATATCGTCAATGGCGTGACGCTCGTTCTGATTGGGATACTGAAGCTAGAAAAGATATAGACTTTTATCTTGGTAATCACTTTACCAACGATGAGTCTGATGAGTTATCACAACGTAATCAAGCTGACATACCGATGGATAGGGTATCGGCAGCCATAGAAAAATTTAAAGCAGTATTAACATCTAGACCCCCAGCATTTACAATAACCCCTAGAGAAGACTCCGATGTTCAGGTAGCTTCTTTATGGAGAACTATCATGGGTTATGTTTGGCAAAAGTCAGATGGTGACTGGCAAATGAAACAAGCGATACAAGACTATGCTACTACTGGTATGGGTTATTTGTATGCTTACATTGATAGAGAATCAGATTTCGGTAGAGGTGATGTCAAGTTTACTTACCTTGACCCTTTTAGGGTATACGCATCTCCCAGCTCAAGAGATCGTTGGTTCGGTGATTCGGATGGTCTTATCCTTTCTACCATTCTTACCGGTGAACAAGTCGTCAACCTCTACCCTGAATTAAATGATACAGTAGACCCGAACACAGGTGAAGAGATACCGGGTATTATTCGTGAGATATCTGGGTTTACATACGACGATGAGGACTATCCATCTTCTCAAAATAGAAATTCAATGAGTGTGTTTACTCCAGCGGAAGTAAAGGATAAAGATTATTTTCAAGTAAAGAAGTATCAAATATTAGAACGCTTTTATAAAATAAAAGTTCCTTTTTACCGAATCATTGATATGCAGAATCAAGAAGAGGAAATACTCTCCCAAGAAGAATATGCTAAAATGATGAGTGAAAATGCAGAAGCATTTGAGATAGGTGCTTATACAGCAATAGAAGTTTTACAGACAAGAATAAAAGTATGTGCTACATTGGGTGAGATTGTTTTATATGAACAAGTTTTAAATACAGATGAATATCCTATAGTCCCGCTACCAAATATCTGGACAGGTACTCCTTACCCCAAGAGCGATGTATCTAGAGCTAGACCAATGCAGAGATTGCTTAATAAATTATGGTCTTTAGCCCTTTCACATGCCCAAGCGTCAGCGGGACTTAAACTATTAGTGCCATTAGGCAGTGTGGATGATATTGACCAATTAGAGAAAGACTGGGCTAATCCAAATGCAGTAATCGAAGTTGATTCATCACAGGGCGAACCACATTATCCATCTCCACAACCATTAGCTGGAGAGTTTTATAGATTGATACAGCAGTCAGAATTTTATATAGATTTTATTTTTGGATTACCAGAGATGATGCATGGCTTTGCAGATAAAGCTCCAGAGACACATAAAGCAACAGAAAGAATGATTGCTTTAGGAAGTGAAAGACCTAAATCTAAATTGAGAGATGTTGAATTTAGTATTAACAAACTTGGTAAAGTTCTTTATAATTTATCAAAGGGTCATTACACCTATAAAAAGATTTTTAGATTAGCACAACCTAATAATAATATTACTGAAGTTATGGCTAACTTCTATACAGATATTAGTGGTGCTGTCTTAGACTTAAAGAAAGATAGACACATTTTAGATCAACATGATATTAGAATTGAATCAGGTTCTACTATGCCTTCTAGTAAATATGCAGAACTTGCTGTATATCTTGAGGCATTTCAAATGGGTATCGTGGATCGTTACGAGGTTCTTAAGAAGAATCCAGAAATATTTGACAAGGAAGGTATTATGCGTAGGACTGAAGAAAAGCAATTAATGCAGCAGCAAATGCAAGCTATGTCAGAACAAATAAAGAATTTGCAAGGTGACTTGCAGACAGCCCAAAGAGAGTCTGTCAGTGATAGAAAAAGAGTTGAAGTTGAGAAGTTTAAATCTAGACTTAACGAAGTCAATTCTGAATCTAAAGCAGATAGAAGGGTAACACGTAGTAAACTAGAAAACGAGGTGAAGCTCGAGGTGGAGAAATTGGCAAACAATCTGAAAGATGTTCAGAGAGAAGTCAGTTCCACTCCAAAAGCCTAAGAGACATCTAAGGAGAGTATATGTCTACATTAGAACAACAGGAAGCAAGTATCGAAAGCGGAATACAAGGTGGTAATGAATCATTCGTGGAAGATATCGTCAATGAACAGTCTATCTCACAAGAGGTAGATGCAAACCAACAGGAGTTTCAAGAACAAGCCCCTGCTGTAGATTTTGAAGCAGAGTCAAAAAAGTTTCAGTCTATGTATGATCGGTCGCAAGCTGAGAATGCTAAACTGCAACAAGGTGCTCAATTACTTCAGCTACTAGAGCAGCGACCTGATCTTGTAAGAACTCTTGAAGACGGTATAGCTAATCCACAGGGTCAAAACCAGAGCACTCAAGAAGTAGCTCCCGCAGTAGATGACTTTAATCCTTGGGATGCCTTTACAAATGAAACTTCTGAATCAGGTAAATTTGTTGATCAAAAGATCACAAGTAAGGTTGATCAGTTAGTATCTGAAAGGTTAGCCCAGCAACAGCAACAGATGCAGGCTGAAATGCAACTGCAAAATACAGTTGGTGAGTTACGCAGAAATTATAAGATGTCAGATAATGACATTCAAGATTTTATGCAGTTCACTACTAAACCAAAAGAGCAAGTAGGTTTAAATAACTTAGTAAAGCTCTGGCAGATGCAAAACGGTAATTCTGTTGCTAATAACGATACAATGGAAGCGGTAAACGCAGCTAAACAAGCACCCAGAACTGCTGGTGTCTTACAAGGACAAGCTCCACAATCCCCTAGAACGGATTCGGATAAAATCTTTGATAGCATCATAGGAACTGGTAGTGGAGCAGCTTTACCATAATAATAACAACACATACTAAGAGGTATATAAATGGCAATATCATATAATTCTGGATCTTTAAAGTCCAGCGATATAACAGCTACTACTTCTGATGCTGGTACTGGTGCAGGACAAAGACCCGATAGAAGACGGATTTTTAATTTTGGCGACAGAGTTGCTGAATTAACTCCGGAAGAATCACCATTCTTCGTCTATCTAAACAAGGTCGCTAAAGCACCTACCGATGACCCAGTGTTCCGTTACTTGGAAAACAGAAATAAAATCAGTTTTTCAGATCGTTCTTTTAAGATTAAAGGTGCAGTTGGTACTGTTGCCGCAGGTTCTTCGTATGCATTTACTGTAGATACTGCTGGCGGTGCGGCTGTAGAATATTTAGTCAAAGGAATGGTTTTTTCCGTAGCAACAGTTGATGATGCTAACGGATACGGACAAGCATTAGTAAGAGTAGACGGTTCAATCACACACAACGCAAGCGATTCAGTTTTCTCAGGAAAAGTAATCGATGTTTCTGCTGTTACAGGAAGTAATAGCATAGCAGATGATGACGATGCACAAATCATTGGTACTTCATTTGAAGAAGGCTCTGGTTCTCCAGACGTCTGGTCAAGTGAGATTGAAGATGGTTTTGGTTACACTCAGATCTTTAAAACAGCTGCTGAAATGACAAATACAGCATACGCTACACGCTATAGGGGTTACCCTGATGAGTGGAGTCGTATCTGGGCGTCAAAGCTTCGTGAGCATAAAGTTGACATTGAAAGAGCTATGCTCTTCGGTCAAAAAGCTCGTGTAGGCGGTATTCAGTATACTGAAGGTCTAGTAGGACACATCCTAAAGAATGTTTCTCCAACTGCTGGAGATGCTAACTTTAGTTATTCTTCGGGAAGTGCTTATCATAAAACCGTACAAGAGTCTGAAATGACTTATGACAATTTACTTAGTGACTTAGAAGTTATTTTCGACCCGGCTCGTGGTGGTGCTTCTGATAAGCTAGTTCTTTGCTCATTACCAGTTATTTCTTTCTTTAACAAGTTAGGCGATGGGAAATTTTTAGATGCTTCTATGGGGCACTCTAATAATCCTTTCCGTTATGAAATGTCTCAAAGAGATGGTGCTTTTGGTCACAGTGTAATGGTCATTGACACAATTCATGGAAAGCTAAACCTAGTTAAAGAACCTCTGTTTAGAGGTCAAGCTTCTGGTTTTATGCTAATGGCTGATATGAGTCAACTAGCTTACAGACCTTTAATTGGTAACGGTATTAATCGTGATACACAAGTAATGACTAACGTACAGTCTGCTGATGAAGATCTTAGAAAAGATATGATCTTAACTGAAGCAGGTCTAGAAGTTACTCTAGCTGAGTCTCACGCATTATACAACCTAGAAGGAGTCTAAGATGAAGAGTGACGTATTAAACTCAAGTAGTGGTAGTTTCTCATTACCAGCTAGTAAAGGTCTAATTAAGATAGAATCTAAATTAGTTTCTTTTACGGCTAGTTCAGCTAATATTGATTCTGGAGCTATGTCGATTCCAGCTAATTCGATTATTACTAAACTAACTGCTGTAGTCCACACTGCTTTAGCTCACGCTACTGCAACTGTAGGCGTTAGTGTAGGAACAGCAGCTGGAGGTACGCAGTTTACTGGTACTCTTGACGCTGATGGTCTTGAAGCTAGTGGTACATCTGTTGCAGCTGGAATAGGAGCATCTACTGATGATGTTCTTACTGCGGCTTTAGGCGGTACAGCTATATTGGGAGCACTTGCAGCTTCTTATAGGTCTGCTGATACAGATGTGCACTTTAGAACCGTAGCATCAACAGGTGCTTTTACAGCTGGAACTATGTGTTACATTGTTGAATACATAGAGTTAGGAAACAACTAATCCGAATACATAAGGATAACAGTTTATAGTACTGTGGGGAAGTTCAATAAAAGTTCTTCCCCAAAACTATAAAAGGAAAATTTATGAAAAAAAAATGTATACACTGTAACCATCCTAATAACGAAGGGTGGTTTTATTGTAAAAATTGTGGTAAAAAAGCTTTTAAAAGTAAGTTTACTACTAATATGTATATGATGTCTACTATGGGTAAAAGAACAGATGTAGAAATGTCTGTACAGAGTATTGATCAAAATACAAAAGAAATGAGACAGAGACTTTATGGCGACTAAGAAAAAAACTACTAAGAAAAAAGTAGTAAGAGTTTTAAAGAGAAAAGACCCAGTAATGGAAGCTTTGCGAAAGCCAGTTAAGATATAATGGCAACATTTGAAGCACAAGTAGAATCATTAGCTTCTATCGCTATAGATGGGAGTAGTACTCCTACTCAAGCACAGCTTACTCAATTCTTAACTGATGGTGCTAAAGAAATAATAAATACATTACCAAAGAGTTTATTAGAAGATTGTGCAGACATTGCTACACTAGATAACTCTACAACTACACTAACAAATATTAATCAAAAAGGTGTGGTTCTAGCCGCTTTAAGAGCTGAGGGTAATGGTGCTAATGATATTGAGCAGCCTTGCAGGTATGTGCCTAATTATAAAAGAGGTAAGATACAAGACTCTAGCGATATGGATTTTGCGACAAAAACAGATCCAGCATATTTGGTATATGATAATACATTAGAGGTTTACCCAACCCCTACTGCATCAGAAAACGCTAAGGTTCTTCATGTTATTTTTCCAACAGTAGCATTTGGGGACAGTGCTATATCTAACTTCCCTATTGAAGCAGAGTATTTGGTAGTTTTATATGCTACAATAAAAAGTTTAGAAGCATTATATAGTGGAGAAGAGGATATAGAGTTGTATATTCCGATTATAAATCAGTTAAAAGAAGATTATAAAGCTGGGTTATCCCAGTTAGTGAGGTAGTATGTCACATCCAATACATGAACTTACAGTAAAGCAAATCATCAGTAGGATAAGGCAAGTATTTCCAGATGCACCTGAAACATATATTATGTCTTTAATTAATGACGCAGTAAATGAGATTGGTCAATATTCTCAAAAGGCAGTATCTGCTAAGATAGATATAGAATCAGGTAAAATGTTTTACGCTATCGGAGATGGGTCTACTGATTCTGCTGGGGAAGATATGGGTGTAAATAAAATTTATAGAGTGGACATTTTAGATAACGATGGTGACTATATAAGAATACCTAGAGTATTAGATGGTGAACCTTTACAATTTGACATTGCATCTGAAAGTGCAATAAACGTACCAGAATAATGGCTTTAGCAAAAGAAATAACGCAAATATCATGCAAAGCTGATGAGGGTGGGAGTCTACAAAGTAAATATTTTTTTATTAATAGCGTAGAGGCAGACACTACTACAGATGTCGGTTATAAATTAGTAGAATATTATGTTTGGTTTGATGTTTCTAGTGGTGGTTCAGATCCTTCAGTGTCTGGTAAAACAGGTGTAGAAATAAATATATCAACAGATGATAATGGATCTACAGTAGCGACAGCCATAAAAAATGCATTAGATGGATTAGCTAATTTTACAGCTTCAGTTGATTCTAATATTGTTACAGTTACAAATGCTAATAAAGGTGCTGTAGAAGATATATCAAATTTCAATACTACATTTATTTTTTCTACTGGTCAGACATTTGTAACAACTCAAGGCACAGGTAAATTAACTAGTAATTTTAAATACCCTGAAGCTAGTGTTAATTATTTTATTCGTGGTGACCACATGGGTCTTATCAGTAATTACGATTCAGAAAGTGAAACTAGAACAGCTAGAAAATCTTATACTGCGATAGATCACAATGTAGTAAATGGATTACTAATTCATTACTATGGGAATCCTAAAAAAGTTACAGCGGTTACAGACAAACCAGATGTAGATAATTTATTTCATTCCGCTATTGTAGATTATGTGAAAAAATGTTTATATATGGATAGAGCTGGAACGTCAAATGATGGAAATATAGCACAGGTTGCTATGGGTTTAATGGCACAACATGAAAGAAGTTTTAATAATGCTGTAAAAAAATACGGCACAAGAAAAAGAAGTAAAACAGGT